GTCAGAATCAGCAGCGAACAAAGTTTGGAATCCTGCGAACTGACCAGCAGATGCGTTAACACCAGCCCAGATGTTTTGCTCGATACGAGCAGCAACACGCTCAGCAGCGTAGGCAACGATGAAGTCGGTGAAAGAAGCAGGTACATTCTTGAAAGAAGAATAACCCATCTCTACGGCCTGCCAAGTTTGCTCGAAGTCCTTCTTGCACATCTGCAAGTTAACTTGGAACTCTTCCAAGGTCAAAACACGCTCGGTCAAGGTCACGGTAGATGTTGGGTCGAAGTCGCAAGTAGCGTCCTTCAGGATGTCGTCTGTGTTAACCTTTTGGATAACGGATTTGTAGTATACGTTGGGCATAATCTCGATGAGACCTTTGTCCAAGGTAGGTGCGCTCAAAAGAGCAGCGGCCACGTAACGGCCAGCGAATTCGCCAGCATAGGTCGTGGTGATTGAAGTAGTCGTGGGCATTGTTTAATTGATTTATTTGTTAATACGGGCAAGAACTCGGTCAAGAGCAGACTCCGGGGCATTCTGTGCGAGGTTCACTCGTGCAGGGGCAGGTGCTGCTTCTGGGTTGTGGCGGATGGGCATAGCAGCAGGCATATCGCTAGACATCTCTTGCTTCTTTTTTGCCATTTCCTCTTTGATTGCTGATAACTCAGCTTTCATCTCTTCAATGAGTGGCATAACCATCTCCTTGATTTTGTCCTCCATCGTTGGCTCTACGGCTGCTTCAACCTCGACCTCTACTGATGGAGCTTCTTCTTCTACCTCGGCTGCTGCTTCTTTGATTTCACCGATAACACCTTCTTCAACTACAACCAAAATGCGGCCATCTTCCATTTGATACTCACCGACTGGGACTGCAATACGGTCTTCCTCTGATACGATGAAAATGGGTTGGCCTGCCTCAAATGATTCAGCTTCTAGGACGGTGCCGTTATCGAGTTTGGCTTGCGCCAACTCAACTTCGGATGTCTCAACTGCGGACAGCTCGGCAAAGAATTTCTGGAAAATTTCTGTTGCTTTCATAATTCAAATTACTCGTTAATTGGTTTTGTTACATTTTTAGGTTGGGACTTTGACGGTAACTCCCACTCCCTGTGCCTGGAGCGAACCATCGCAGCACTTTTTGGAATAGGTGTTGTTCTTGCACAAGCAGCCACGCTTGTCTCCTTTGGGTGATGAACGGCTTGGGGTCTGTTTCATAATTTGCCTAATTCTTTGAGTTTAGATTCTGACCAACGCTTGGCGGCAAGACCTCCCCATAGCAGGAAGGAAATAGTACCACAAGCAGCGGTATCGCCTTCATCGTAGTACGCCTCGGCACGGGATAGGTACGAGTACATACGTGTAATGGTCTCTACGCTGATAGCACGTCCGTCTGCGAGTTGTTGCGCTCGAATCTTGCCAACTGCCGTAGCGCATTTGTTACCGCCTTTCTCGTTTAACTCAATTCCTCGCTTTGCGTTGTTGCGTACTGCTTCCGGGTAATCCGTGTAGGATTCCATTTCAATTCGCTTCTTGCTTTTTAAACGGCCATCCTTTTTAATCTTGGCGATAATGTTAGATAGCATAAACTCTGCTTCCTCTTCCTCGATGCGCTCCAAGTGAGATTCCATCTGCATCTTGTCAACGAAGTACCCTTCAATGGAAAAGCCCTTAACACGTCCGGTCTTAACGTAGTTATTCCAGATGTCATCGTTGTTGACCTTCATAGATACCATCCAGGTACCCTCTGGCAATTCCAATCCGTAGATAGCCGTCTTATCCTTTTGCGGGTCTTCAACAATCCAAGATTCCACAACCGACAAACCACTTAACTCCGCTGCGTGTTCAAGGGTGGTGTTTCCTTGGTATCCACGCATTAGGAACAACTCAGATGCCTTGCGTACCGTCTCCTTTGAGAAATACACGTAGAACTCTTCGCCTCCCTGGTTGCGGTAGATTGTTTTGTTTGGAATCAAAGCAGCGCCCATCAGGATACGCTTTTCCTCGTCTTGCGCCTTGAACTCTACCTCGTACTCCTTAGCCAAGGTGATAAAGTTCTCCTCAATCGCTGGGTGTTCAACGATTGATATTGCGTTGATTCCGTTTAGTCCTTCGGTTTCTTCAAGGACAAGTTCAATTACTTTTTTCATTATCCGAATGTTGCGGTTCTTGCTCTGCGTCTTGCTAATTGTTGTGCGTTGGTAACCTCACCCGCTACCACATACGCCTGAATAGGTTGTTGGTTTCTCTCGTTAACGCTTTGCGCTAATTGGTTAATACCAGAACGCCCAACGACATTAAACTGCGGAGTTAATTGTGGCTGCGAGGGCGCTCCGGAACCTCCGGTATCAAAGTTGGTATCTGGTGAATCGTATTGAGTTCGTGCGATTGATGCAACTTGAGCCACGCTAAATGCTGCGGCAAGTCCTGCTTGTACATAAGGGTAACCAGGGAAGGCAGCGGTGTACGGAGACTTTTGTGCGGTAGTGTATGCGTTTTGTACCGCTTCAATACCGGAAATAACCGCAGTTGCAAGTGATAATTTCTTTTGGAACTCAAACTGCCGCCTTTTAGATTCTTCGTCTTCATTTGCAAAAGCAGCAGACAAAGCACTTATTGCAGCAATGCCGTCTTTTGCCATTTGAAACTTTGCAGCGGTAACCTCTCGGTCAAGTTCCTTGCTATCTCGTGCATATTGGGATTCTGCTGCTGATTTATCCTGTAATAATTGCAAGTAGGCATCGTATGCCTCTTGTTGCGCTACGGTGCCTTCTGCTGCGCTTTTAAGTCGTTGGTTAGCAATCTCAATCTCTACGTCTAGAATCTCAACCTGCTTGTTATATTCAAGGTCTAATGCCTTACGTCTGTTTTCTTCAATTCGTGATACGGTTACATACTCACCCTCAATAATTTCTCCGTTCTTTTGGATTAATTCGTTGTATGTAATCATCTCCCGATTCAGGGACATTTGATTCATTAGGAATTCTGAGCGCTGCCCAGCAACACGTTCTTCAATGTCTACCAATTCGGTACGTGCCTGAATTAAGGCAACCTCATTCTCAATGCTTGGTATCTTCTCGTATTGCGCTTGGGTGGCTGCAACGACTTGTTCTACCAATGCTTTTTCCTTTTCTAATTGCTCGGTTAGAATATCGTTTAGAATGTCGTTTGCTTCAATTCTTGATTCTATACTATTGAATTCGTTATCTCGTTCTTGGCGGGCTTGTTCGGCAAGCAACTGATACGATAACTGAACCTCTGTTCTCTTTGCTGCCGCAAGCGCTGCTTGGTTTTCTAATTTAACAATCTCCTGCGAATCAGAAATAACCGTTCCAAGATTCAAGGGAGTGCCCTTTGTGATTGAATCAAAGATTCGTGACACCGATAACTGAACCGCACCAAGGGCGGTGTTAAATACGTCTGCTACTGCTTGGTTTGCGGTGAACGCATCCTTTGCCGTGTCAAGAGCAAGAGAAACAAGGGCAAATGATTTCGCACTACTTACCAAATCCTTGAAAGAACTCGCTGCCTTCTCGGTCTCTTGGCGAACACCTTCAATGCTCGTCTTTGTTTCCTTAAAAGTATTGTTTGCCTTCTTTGTTTCTTTCTGGACTTCCTTTATTGCCGTCTCTGTTTTTTCAAAAGAGGTCTTACTTTGTGCTTGGACGCCAGAAAGTAAAGTAATTAGTTTTTTAATATAATCCGAAAGCTCTTCAACGTCTTCTTTCGCTTCTTCTGTTTCAATCTTGGGTTTAAGAGGTTCTATCTTAATACCGCCTATTGCTTCAGATGCCTTAGTTGCGTCTGTTGCTATTGCATCAAAACTTTTCTTTGACTCGGCACGGACATCGCCAATAGTTCCTGACAAGTTCTCAATGGAACCATTTAGGTTATTATTTATTTCTGATGCTGCTTGACTTGCTCCATTAGTTATAGAGTTAAATCCACCATCGTCCAAATCCGATATGGCTTCGGATATTTTATTTACATCAGCCGATACTGACTTAGATAGGTTATTAAAATCAGTTGATACGCCATCAGATGCGTTGCCTACGTCATTTGCTACCGATGCAAAGCTCTTCTTTGATTCGGTGCGGATGTCTTCAATGCCTCCAGATACTTTGTCAATAGAACCGCTAAGGTTCTTGTATATTTCTAATGCCGCTTCGCTTGCTCCCTTGCTTATAGAATTAAATCCGCTATTATCTAACCCCGATACAGAATCAGATATTTTATCAATAGAACCGCTGAGGTTGTTATTTATTTCTGCGCCTGCTTTTTTTGCACCATTGGTTAGCGTGTCAAATCCATCTTTATACTGACTCTGAACCGCAGCAATAGATTTAGCCAACTTTTCAGCAGCAGCATTAAGCTTGTCAATGGTTGCCTGTAAGTCGGTACCATCACCCTGAATTTTTACAGTTTCGACAATCGCCATTCTTTAATCCCCTCCTCGGTTTTATCGTTAGTGTACTTATACGTTCCTTTTGCAATCTCAATGTCGTGGTCTATCCCTAGATAGGGCTGGCTATTTAAAACCTCCACCAAATAACTCAAATAGGATTCTCTCATACATCATTTAATAGTTCAAACTCTGCCTTGCCTGTGGTTAGATTGAATGTTGCGACATTCACAATCCACCTCTGCCCATTCCACAGCAACTTGTTCTTTAGGTCAAAATTTAGAATCTTGCCCAAAGGCAGAATAGCAGGAATGCGTACCAATCTACGGGAAGGGTCGTACAAATCTGTAATATAATCTTTCCAGTATGCATTGTAAAGGGAATTATTTACTGATTCCAAAAAGTACGGGTCTAGGTCTGCTCCGAAGTTTGTAGAGTAGGTTGTTGCTCCGTTGGTTGGCTTGGACGAAGAGTTGCAATACCAAAGTGTATCTACTTCCACGGCATTGTTTCCCGTTATGATATTGGATAGGTCAATAAACGAAATCGGGAAATCACCAATGAAATAGGTCTCTGGAGCATAGAATAGGAAT